AAGTTGGACTGATGTAGGTTTCTTAGCACAGGATGTTGAAGAAATAGAAGCAGAATATGGTCATAAGATAGATGATGAAACTAACTTAACAACACACATGAGCGAAGATAAAAACGCTTATGGTCTTACTTACGCAAAGTTTGTACCAATGTTGGTTAAAGCAGTACAAGAGCTTTCAGCAGAAGTTGAAGAATTAAAAATCAAATTGGGAGATAAATAATGGCAACAGTAGCCGAATGTTTAACATCAGCAACAGATAGCGTAACAGTTATTACAGATATAAATACAAAGGGTTCGTCATCTAGTCATGCAGCATCGTGTGTAAATCAAACAGAAATTAATGAATTGGTACAACGTAACGTAGACCATCTAACAGCTATATTAGCGTATGATGGAACAATCGGTAATCAACCAGATATAGCAGGTGCATCAGATGATAAATCATCTTACACAGGTGCAATTACAACTGGCACAGATTACATAGCAGCTAACTAAATTATGAGTAACGTAGAAAACATTGAACCTGTAGAAGTAGAACTTACAGAAAAACAAAAGTACATACAGTCTCAATTAGAAGATTTAGGAAATAAAGAAGCAAGACTTATGTTTCAATTAGATCAAATTAAGGCTTCACAACAAGTCTTTAACCAAGCTTTAATAAATGCTTCTAAAGAAGTAGCTGAAGAAGTATTAGAAGAAAATAAAGAGGTAAATTAAAATAATGGAAAAATCTTCTGAATTATTTGAAGTACGTCTTAAAGGACATGAAGATTTATGTTCTTTACGTTATGACAATATTGAACAAAGATTAGAATCAGGAAATAAACGTTTTGATAAAATAGATAAAATGTTATTAGGCATATATGGAATTATTCTTTCTTTTGCAGGTTATATAGAATTTATTAAATAATGCGTAATTACAGAAAAGAATACGATAATTATCAAGGAAAACCTAAACAAAAAAAAAATAGAGCAGGAAGAAATAAAGCTAGAGCTATTTTAACTAAAGCTAAAAAAGTAAAAAAAGGTGATGGAAAAGATGTTCATCATGTTGATGGTAATCCTAAAAATAGCAATAAAAATAATTTAAAAGTTACAACAAAATCTAAAAATAGATCATTTAAAAGAAATAAAGATGCTACAAAAAAAACCCGTAAAAAATAAAACTCAAATTAAAGTAAAGAAAGTAATTAAAGGTTTAAAAAAAGCTAGTAAAACTCATGCTAAACAAGCAAAAACTTTACAAAGTTTAAATTTAAAAAAAGGTGGTTCTACTACTAAGAAAAAAAGCACAGTTAATAAAGCAGGAAATTATACAAAACCTACTTTAAGAAAAAGTATTTTTAATAGAATAAAATCAGGTACAAAAGGCGGCAAAGCTGGTCAATGGAGTGCTAGAAAAGCACAAATGCTTGCTAAACAATATAAAGCCAAAGGTGGAGGTTATAAAAGTTAATTATAAAGGAGCAGAAAAATGTCACATCTTATTAGTAATATACCTTATTTTAAATGTTGGATAAGAAAAGAGTTTACTTGTGATCATCAAAGACATCATGGAGAATTTGTACACGCTTTAGCTATTGCTGTAAATACTATTCCTGATAGGTCTTTAAGTTTTCAAGTTGTTTTTACAGGTTGTGAAATAGATAACGATGAAGACATAGAAAATATTCATGGTGGTGCTATGTGGGCTAGAATGCCCATACAGGGTATTGTTTTTGATATGGCAATGAAAAATTTTCCTATACCTATGGAAAATCATTTAGTTCAACCGTGGGATTGTGAATCAAGAGATCATTCTGTAATTGTAATGGACAGAGTAAGTTCTAGTCCGTGGATATGCAAAATTAATAATGAGTTTTATCAAGGTAAATATCTATTTACTGTAGATTATACAAATAACACTATAGCTGATAGTCCAGATCAACATAAACAATCTCATGTTATATACATAACGGAAGAATGTGAATGGCAAGGTAACTTAGTTGCTTTACCTAATAATAGAGTAAGAGCAACAAGTCCTGCATTATGGAGAACAGGAGAAGGTGCTCCAGACTTTGCTCCATCACAATATATACATTCAGCAGAAGAACACGAAAGTTATTTAGACCCTACAATTACATTTAATAATTTGTATAGTGAGGAATTAGAAAAAAAATAGGAAAAAACATGGCATTAAAAAAAAGTCAAAAAAGCCTAAAAAAATGGACTAAACAAAAGTGGAGAACTCCTAGCGGTAAAAAGTCTTCTGAGACTGGAGAAGTATATGCACCAGCAGCCACTATAAAAAAATTAAAATCAACTGCAGCAGGTAAAAAAAAATTAGCAGCAGCTAATAAAAAGAAACGAGCAGCTACTAAAAAAGGTAAACAACACGCTAAACACGGATTACATAAAAAAAAGAAAAAATAATGGAAAAAGAAAATATACAAAATAAAAAAATTTTTTCTATAAATAACAATAATTGTTATAAAGGTTGGTTTTGGAATGGAAAAACATTTAAACGTTGGGGTAAAAAATAAATGGCTAAGAAAAAAGATTCAAGATTAGATAGAGCAGGAGTGTCTGGTTTTAACAAACCTAAAAGAACTCCTAGTCATGCAAAAAAATCTCATATAGTAGTAGCTAAAGAAGGTGACAAAATTAAAACTATTAGATTTGGTCAACAAGGTGTTTCTACTGCAGGAAAACCAAAAAAAGGTGAGTCTGCTAAACAAAAAGCTAGACGTAAATCTTTTAAAGCAAGGCATGGTAAAAACATAGCTAAAGGTAAAATGTCAGCAGCTTATTGGGCTAATAAAGTAAAATGGTAATAAGTAGAGCTAATATGAAAAATCAAGTTACAAAAGGTTCTTCAAAGAAAAAAAAGAAAAAAAAATCTAATAAAAATAAAAAATAAAATATGTATGAATATAGTTGCGAAGTTAAAAGGGTGGTTGATGGTGACACTATGGATGTTATTCTTGATCTCGGCTTTGATATTCTGTATTTTTCTAGGGTTCGTTTGGGTGGGATTGATACTCCCGAGTCGAGGACTCGTAACTTGGATGAAAAAGCACGGGGTAAGCTTGCCAAAGCTTTTCTTCAAGAATGTATTAAAGGAAAAAAAGTTGTATTAAAAACAAGATTAAAAGACTCAAGAGGAAAATTTGGAAGAATAATAGCAGATGTTTGGGTTGAATTTGAAAAAGGATCAATGCAAAACGTTAATGAATTAATGATAAAAGAATATCATGCAGTTAAATATAATGCAGAAAATAAAGCATTAGTAGAAGAAGCTCATTTAGCTAATCGAGCAATATTAATAGAAAAAGGTTTGTTTGTTCCAAAGGTAAAAAATAATGATTAAAAATTATATTTCTTTTATTAATGTATTTTTAGTTATTTCAATATTAGGAATTAGTTCTTTAAATTTAAATGCAGCTACAGAACAAACAGGAACAGGTTGTACTAATGGTACAGATAATTGTGAAAATAATAATTTAACAACAGTAAATACAACAACAACAGCCAACACCAATACTAATACTTCAACTGCAACAAATACTAATAATAATACTAACTCAAATACAAATGTTAACACTACTACGACAACTGCTACCAATACTGCTAGTAATACTAATGTTAATACTAATGCAAATACAAACGTAAATACTTCAACAGCAACTACTACAGCAACTTCTACTAACAATAATGCAAACACTAATGTAAATACAAGTACATCAAATAATGTTTCAAATGTTACTCAAGCAGTTACAAACAACACTACATCTAACAACACCAGTAACAATACATCTACGTCAAACAATACTAATGTAAATAATAGTACATCTGACTCTAATGTTACGACAGACAATACAAATACTAACAATAACAATATAAACGCTAATAACACGAATACAAACGTAAATAAGTCTACTTCTAAGCAAATTATTGAACAAACAGTTAAAAGTCCACCAGCGTCAGCTATAGCACCTTCAATCATGTCTTATTCACAAGACTTATGTACAGTTGGTAGATCAGGAGCTTTTCAAGGTCAAGTTTTTGGTATATCAACAGGCAGAACAGTAATAGACCAAAATTGTGAAAGATTAAAGCTTAGTAAATATTTATATGATATGGGGATGAAAGTAGCTTCAGTAAGTTTACTTTGTCAAGATGCGAGAGTATTTAAAGCTATGGAAATGGCAGGAACACCTTGTCCTTACAATGGAAAAATAGGTAAAGAAGCTACAGCCGAATGGGAACAAAATAAATCTAAACGACCAGATTCTAAAGATGTTGAAAAAGAATATGTAAAAAAATGCACACAAAACGCAAATCCTAAAAGAAATAAAATTAATAAAGATGTTGTTGGTTTAGTTAAAAAAACTTACACAACAAAAACTAAAACTAATAGACAATGCAAAAAAGAATTTTACTCTACGCAATAGCGTGTTTTTTTAGTTTTAATGTTTTAAGTGAATATACTTACGAAGCAAATCAGAGTCTTATAGATTTAACAAATCAAAGTGGTACAACTAATTTAAACGCAAGTGATGATGGTGTATCTTCTGCTTTTAACTTAGGTTTTACTTTTGATTTTTATGGTCAGTCGTTTACTCAAGCAAGAATAGCAACTAATGGTTGTTTGCATTTTAAAACAAGTGGTGCTTATTGTAATGACTACACCCCAGATTTATTGCCTGAAGTAACTTATACACTTTATCCATTTTGGACAGACTTAATTAGAGACAACAATTCTAAAATGTTAGGAAAAGTATTTAACGATAAAACAGTTTTTGGTTGGTACAATTTAAGAGAATACAACCGCAGTAGTTCTAACAACAGTTTTGAAGTTATATTGTGGACTAACGATACTTTTGATTTTAGGTACGGAGGTTTAGATGTCATACAACATGATGTACTAATAGGAGAACAAGGTACTTCTTCTCAAACTTATCAATATTTATTTCACGATGAATGCGGAACTGGAACAACTAATGTTTCAGGAAGTTGTGTAAGTACAGATTGGAACAATACTAATTCTAATACTTTGTTAGAAAATGGCGGTTCTTTGTATGGAGTAGGAACAGGAAATTCATTAGATTGTTCTGATGTTTTAAGTAATACAGCTTGTGAAGGATATGCAGCAGCGTATTTAACTCAACAATGTAGTATTACTCAACTGTATAGTGAATCATGTCCTAGTTACCTACAAGCTTATGATGACCAACAATGTGATGATAATTCACAATACGCTCCATTTTGTGCAGGATATAGACAAGAATCTTCTGTAGCTTACTTTGATCCATATGAGTTTGATTATGGACATGAACAAGAAGATATGTGGTATGACACAGAATATGATGAATGGTTAGACCCTAGTGATCCTTGTTATGAAAATGCTTGTGAAAATTTTACAGATGCTGATTGGTACGAATTAGATGTTGAGCAGTTTGGACAAGAACAAGTAGATCAATGGTTTGGAAATGAATTAGAGTTTAGTAATGACGGCATAATTAACTGGGAAACTACTTCTGTTACATCTTATGATGATATAGATATTCAAATGGATATATTTGATACACAGTATCAAGAAGATATTCTTATAGATCAATTTACATTTCAAGAAACTTTTTTAGTAGAAGACTATAGTGAACCTGAAACATTTATAGAATTTAATAGTATAGAAGAATTAGACGAATGGTTTGAAGAAGAATTAGAAGCACAAGAAGAACTTGCTGAAACAGAAGAAGAACTGCAAGAAATAGCTAGTATAGAAGAAGAACCAGAAGAAGAATTTATAGAAGAAATATTTGAAGAAGAAGCAGTAGAAGAAATATTTGAAGAAATAGAAGAACGATTAGCAGAAGAAGAAATTAGAGAACAAGAAGAAGAAATATTTGAAGAAGAGTTGAATGAACTTGAAATTTCTGAAAGAGAAGAAAGAGGTGAAAGTTCTATGACAAGAGAAAGAGCTATAAGTGTGGTGAATAGTACTATAAGAACAGCTAATAATAGTTTTTCTAATACAACTTCATTTAACAGCTCTAATGTTACAAATAATAATACTTCAAGCGTTAGTAATACATCCTCTAGTAATGGAATAAGCACAAGCAGTTCTCCAAGCAGATCAGATCAATTTAATTCTGCTACCATGCAATCTAATACAATTCTTTCGTTAAATGGAAACACAGGAACAGTTGGCAATGTATCTATTAGTATTACTCCTATGCCAGCTTTAGACAATAACCCACAAGTAGTTATGGCTGATGTTCAAGTTAATAACATGAATAATCAAATAGATACTGCTATATCTGGTGTAATGACTTCTTCTGAAGCAGATCAAATAGCTGATAAAATAATAGCTAATAATATAAAAGAACAACAAGAAGAAGGGCAGACAGCACAAGAAGAAACAGGTAAGTATGGCGAAGAAGCTAATTTAGTTGCTTATATGGGATATGTAGTAGGTTTTGATTCTTATAAATCTGTAGAAATTCCAACACAACCAACATGGTATGAAGATAAAACTATATATAACACAGCATATTTGCCAGATAATATCACTGGATATTATAGTTTAGCTAGTAGTAATATAAGTATGATGAATAGTATGATTAGTTTACAACCAAATTTATAGGAGACAATATGGAATGGTTTGAAAATAAAACAACACAAATAATAGCTTTAGTAGGGATAGTTGGCACATTAGCTGGCTTTGGCTATACAGGAGCTACTTATGTGAATAGGTTAGAAAACCTTGAAGCACAAATAGGTGGCATAGGCGATACAGAAGACGCTCAAAAGATTATTGAAGAAAGGTTTGTGGGTATTGAAACTTCTGTTGATTACATAAACAAGTCTATTGATGGATTAGTTATTCCAGACAACAGTGACCTTAAAGCAAGTGTTGCTTCACTAACAAGTGATGTTGAAAGAATTTGGATAGAACTAGATAAACAAGACGACAACCCTTTGGCAAAATAATATGAAATTTAATTTAATAAAAAACGTAATTGGTGCTGTAGCTCCTACTCTTGGTACTGCTTTAGGTGGTCCAATGGGCGGTATGGCAGCTAAAATGATATCTGATGTGTTAGGTGTGCCTAACAATCCTAAAGCTATAGATAAAGCTATGGCTGAAGCTACACCAGAACAAATGCTTGAACTTAAAAAAACAGAACAAGCTTTTGAGTTACAAATGAAAGAACTTGAAGTAGATGTATTTTCTTTAGAAACAGCAGACATACAAGATGCTAGAGGAAAGTTTTCTAAAGATTGGACAGCAAGAATAATGGGAATAGTTGTTGTTGGAGGATTTATGGGATATATATTTTTAGTAACACTACAACCACCTGAACAAAATAGCGAAGCACTTATTAATTTAGTTTTAGGTTATTTAGGTGGTTTAGCTTCTGCAATTGTAAGTTTTTATTTTGGTGCATCTCAAAAACAAGAATAGCCGACCCTTATTAATTTAGAGCAAGTCTGCTCCTGTTCTTTTTTAATAGGGGAAGGTTTAATCAATATATAATAATAAAATGAATAGAGATAAAATAATTAAAGAACTTATATTTGATGAGGGGTATAAAACAGAATCCTATGAAGATCATTTAGGTTTTCTTACATTAGGTGTAGGACATTTAGTATTACAATCTGATTCAGAATTTAAATTACCTATTGGCACTCCTGTTTCAGAAGAAAGAATTATAGAATGTTTAAATAATGATATAGATATAGTTTGTAATGAATTAGATCGTAATTTAAATTGGTGGAAAAAATTAGACGATAATAAACAACGTGTAATGGTTAATATGTGTTTTAACTTAGGTTATCCAAGATTAAGTAAATTTAAAAAATTTCTTGCTGCAATGAAAAAAAATGATTTTAAAACTGCTGCAAAAGAAATGATGGACAGCAAATGGGCTACACAAGTAGGATTAAGAGCTGAAAGATTAAAACAAAGAGTTTTAGAAAAATAATGTTAAAAAAATATGTATTTAAACCCGGAATAAATAAAGAAGGTACTTCTTATGCAGAAGAAGGCGGATGGTTTGATGCTGATAAAATAAGATTTCGTAGCGGTCTTCCTGAAAAAATAGGAGGATGGCAAAAAAATTCAGAAGATACTTTTGAAGGAACTTGCAGAAGTTTACATTCGTATAGAGAAAAAGGACAAACTGATTATATAGGAGCAGGTACTCATTTAAAATATTACGTTAAAGAAGGAAATGGTTTTAATGATATAACTCCTATAAGAGCTACAACTACTAATGGAATTTTATTTGCAGCAACTAATGGCTCATCTACTTTAGTAGCAACAGATGACGATCATGGTGCAGTTACAGGAGATTTTGTAACAATATCTGGTGCAGTTTCATTGGGTGGTGTTATAACTGCTGTTGTTTTAAATCAAGAATATCAAATATTAAAAATATTAACTGCAAATACTTATCAAATAATAGCTAAAGACACTTCAGGAGATGAAGTAACAGCTAATTCTAGCGATAGTGGTAATGGTGGTTCAGGTGTAGACGGAGTTTATCAAATAAGTATAGGTTTAGATGTGTACGTTAAAGGAACTGGTTGGGGTGCAGATACTTGGGGTGCAGGAGCATTTGGCAGCACTACTGATTTAAATTCTTTAAATCAATTAAGATTATGGTCACAAGATAATTTTGGAGATGATTTAATATCAAACATAAGAGGTGGTGGTATTTATTATTGGGATGAAAGCAATGGAATTACTACAAGAGCAATTCCTTTTACTTCTTTAGCAAATGCAAGTGATGTTCCTATATTAGCATTACAAATAATGGTTTCAGATATAGACAGACATATTATTTGTTTTGGAGCTAATGCAATAGGATCATCGTCAATTGATCCTTTATTTGTTAGATGGTCAGATCAAGAAAGTAGTATTGATTGGACTCCTACATCAACTAATACAGCAGGTGGAACACGAATATCATCTGGATCAATTATAGTAGGAGCATTAAAAACTAGACAAGAAATATTAATTTGGACTGATGCAGGTATACATAGTATGCGTTATAGCGGAGCACCTTTTATATTTTCTTTTACAGAAATTATGCAAGGTCCATCTATGATTTCTCCTAAATCTGCAATTAATGCAGACGATAAAGTATTTTTTATGGATAGAGGTAGTTTTTATGTTTATGCTGGCAGCATACAAACCTTACCTTGTTCTGTGCAAGATTATATATTTTCAGATATAAATTTAAATCAATCTTATAAAATATTTGGAACATCTAATGTAGATCAAAATGAAATAATTTGGTTTTATCCTTCTGCAGATTCTATTGAAATAAATCGTTATGTTATTTTTAATTATTTAGAAAATTTATGGTCAATTGGCACAACTAACGATAATTTTACAAGAACAGCTTGGATAGAAGCTAATTCTTTAGACAATCCTTTAGCTGCTGGTAAAACTACAAATAGCAATACTAACTATTTATACAATCAAGAAATAGGCAATGATTCTGATGGTGATGTTATGAATGCTTTTATTGAAACTTCTGATTTTGATTTAGAGCCTGACGGAGAACACTATATGTTTTTGTCAAAAATAATACCAGATTTAAAATTTAAAAATTCAACAAGTACAAATGATACTTTGTCTGTTTCTGTTAAAGGAGTAGATTTTCCTTTAGATACTCCAACAACCTTAACAACAAGTAGTATTAATTCATCAACACAACAAGCTTTTATAAGAGCTAGAACACGACAAGCTATACTTAGATTTGAAAGTTCTGGTACTGGTTATGGATGGAGATTAGGTTCTTTTAGAATAGAAATGAGACCAGATGGAAAAAGATAATGAGTAAAAAAGCATTAATAACATTACCTATTCCAGATGCTAATTACAATTATGTAAATGAAGCTTTAACAAGAGAACAAATACAAAACTCTATACAATCTATAGAAGATTCTTTGTTTTTATTAAAAACAATGCAAGAAAGTATTACAAGTAAATCTATTAAAAGACATCAATTTTTATTAATGGGAATGAAACATGTCTGATAATCTTAAAGTATTAGGTCAAATAGACCCTGCTGCAACCACAGTTACTGTACTTTATACAGTACCAGATATGACACAAACAACTGTTAGTTCTATTGTGGCAGCAAATCGCACAGGATCGGCTATAACATTTAGATTAAGTGTTCATGTTGCTGGTGCCAGTGCTAACGATAAACAATATTTATATTACGGCAAATCTGTTGCAGCTAATGATTCCTTAACAATAGTAATAGGTATAACATTAAATCAAACAGATGTTGTAAAAGTTTATACAAGTGCAGTGAATATGAGTTTTAATATGTTTGGTTGTGAAACAAAAGAGGAAAGATAAAATGGATGCTAAGAAGCAAGCACAAGAATTAGCAAATATGGGTCGCTATGGCGATACCATGCTTATGCACGTTAATCCTAAAGAAGTAGAGGGATTAGCTTCTATTATGCCTATAACAATAAACCCGCAAACAGGGCAACCAGAAGCGTTTATAGGGGCTATATTAGGTAGCCTTATAGGAGGCACAGTCTTTCCTAATTTGTTAAGTATGGGGATTGTAGGGGCAGCAGGTGGTGCTGCATTAGGTTCAGGTTTAGGTACTTATGCAGAAACAGGAGATTTAGAAAAAGGTTTAGCTTCTGCTGTATTAGGTTACGGAGTAGGTAATATATTAGGAGATGTTGGAACTTCTGGACTTGTAGAAGCCGAAACTCAAATAGCAACTGATGCAGCATTACAAGAAGCAGGAAAGCAAGTATCAGAAGAAGCAATAAGAAATGCTGCATTAAATTCTAATTTAACAGGAGAGGTTATAGGTAAAGAAGCACTTAAAAAATTAGGACAAGATGCTGGTCAGGCATTTATGGATGCTGGGGTTTTATCTAATCCACAAACAATTAAAATAGCTGATGCAGCAAATGTAAAAGCTCAAAGTGAATTTATGAATATGACTACAGGAGATAGATTAGGAGAAATAGGTTCTAATATATTTTCTGGTAATACTGTAGATGCAGTTTCTAATAACTATCTTCCTATAGCTTTAGGAGGAGGTTCTTTATCAGCACAAAATGCTCAAGAAGAATACGAAAGAGAAATGGCTGAATACAGAGCTAACAAGGACAAAAGAAAAGAAGAACTGTATGCTAAATATCCTGAACAAATACATAAAAGAAATCCTTATTATGATATTTATGGTGTTGCTGAAGGTGGTCAAATACCTTCTTATGCAGAAGGAGAAACTGTTTATGGTGTAGGAAGCGAAGGTCAATACAGACCGTCAAATACTTACATGCCGGGATTTGATTCTGAATTTAATTATTTCCCTAATAGAGTAATACCTGCTAGTGCAATAAGTGCTAGACAAGCAGCAAAAGGAGAAACACCAGCAGTTATTGCTCCTAATCCTATAACTAGCAGATATCAACCAATGGTTTTACCTAATTATGCTTATGATCAAGTTCCTGCAGGAAGTGTATTAGGAAGAGTACAAGATGCTTACAATGCTGGGCTTCCCACTACAACACAACTATTAAGTCCTTTTCGTAACACAGGATTAGATACTGTAATAGAAGGTGCAGGTCGCTCATTTATTAATAAAGGAACAGGAACAGGAACAGACACAGGAACAGGAACAACTACACAAACAAACACAGGAACAGGAACAACTACACAAACAGACACAGGATACATAAATACTGAACAAACTTATAACACTGGTGATGGTAAAACAAATGCTACAGACAATGATCAAACAAATAATCCTAATACCCAAGTAATAAATAATAACGATGGAACTTCTACTGTAATTTATGAAGATGGAACTACAACTACAGTTTCAAATGAACCAATTAGCGGACCTGTAACTGTTGACAGTAACACTAATTTAGAAACAGGAAAACAACTACAAGAAGGTGATGAAGGTTATATTAGCCCTGATAGTGAAGATTATTCATCCACTACTTATCAGTATGGATCAGGAGGAGGTCCTGATGGTATGAATCCATATTTAGGAAGTGATGCTACAACATACGATCAAGTACAAGAAAATAAAGAATCTGTTAAAGAAGCTGCTAGAGGACAAGGAGAGTTAGATGCTTATAAAGCTGCTGTAGCAGCAGGAATTGATCCAACTAGAATAGTTTATGGTGCTGATTACAATACAAATACTGTATATTCTGAAGATGATGTAATAGTAGGTACAACAGGTTATACAGCAGATGGCACATTTGTATACACAAATACCGATCCGCTTTTAGGCAATGTAGAAGATGGTAATAATTTTTATCCCGGAGAACAAAGACAAGCAACTTCAGGCATTCTTATAAGACCAGATGGAAGCACTGAACAAATAAATGATTTAAGTAATTTTACAAATCCCGGAGATGGAAGCGTAATAGAATTAGATAATGGTTATAGCGTAATTAATGATCCTAATAATGGTATTAATAATTATGGGGGAGTGGGAATGTATGCAGAATCTCCTGATATGGGAGTAGCTTATGAAAAAGACCCTGCTATTCGTTCTCCTGAATATGTTTATCAAACTTTATCAGTAGAAGATAGAAATGCTGCAGAGAATGCATATAATCAAGCAATAGCAGATTCAATAGCAAGAGGAGATATACCATCTGAGGCTTATGCACAACAACAAGAAGAAGCTTACGAAAATTATTTAGCTGAACTTGAAGCTGCAAAAAAAGAAGAAGAAGAAAAAGAAGCTGAAGAAGCTGAAGAAGAAGAAGAAACTACAGAAGAATCACCACCTTTATATGTTGAACCCGGAATGTATTCAGGAGGTTTAGTTAATTTAACAGAGGGAATGAATGTTCCTAATATGCAACAGCCTATGCAACAGCCTATGCAACAGCCTATGCAAAATCCATTAGAACAAGAAGTTATACAAGCTGTATTAGGAAGTCATCCTAATCCTGATTCTGTAATACAAGCTTTTATACAACAATTTGGAATTGATGCTTTTTTACAATTAAGAGATAAAATATTAAAACAACAAGTTCCTAATGCACAAACTGAAGGAAAAATTGAAGGTGCAGGAGGGGGAATGGATGATTTAGTTATGGGTCAAATTGGTAATCAATCTGCAGTAGCAGTTTCTCCGGGTGAATATATAGTTCCTGCCGATGTAGTTTCAATGTTAGGGGATGGAGATAGTGATAACGGTTCCGATAAACTTGATGGTATGCTAGATAGAGTTAGAGTAGAAAAAACAGGAACTAACAAACAAGCTAAACCACTTGGTAATAAAAAAATAATGGCAGCTTAAATATGTTAAATGCAAATAGTTTTGATGAAGCAGATACTAATTATGTTGATATTAAAGAAGAATATCCAGATTATATTATTAGTTTAATACCTCTTAATTATATCTATACAGTTTGGGATGATGCTAAACCACATTTAGAAAAAGCAGTAAAACGTTCTAATGGACGTTGGACAATAGATTCTGTGCATCAAGCATTATTAAATGATCAACAACAGTTGTGGGTAACTTTAGATAAAGATAATAAGTTATTAGGAGTAGCTACAACTCAATTTGTAAGGTATCCCGCTAGTTTAATGTGTGCTATTCAATACATTGGCGGTGATGAATTTAAACACTGGGCTTGGTTGCTCTGCAAAAAACTGGAAGCTTGGGCTAAAGACTCAGGTTGTGACGGTATTGAAGGAACAGCTAGGTTTGGATTTTGGAAATGGTTAAGTAGGTCTAATTGGAAGAAAGCTTATACGGTATTTGAAAAGAGGTTTGACAATGAGTAAAGGCGGTAGCGGAAGTGGTGTTAATGAAACCACATCAACAGTAACACAATCTAATCTTCCTGAGTATGCAGAGCCATACATAACGAGATTAATGCAACGAGCAGAGACAGAATCTCTTGCTCCTTATACAACTTATGAAGGGCAAAGACTTGCTACTTTTACTCCTGAACAAGAGTTAGCTATGACAGGTAAAGCTGGTTTAGCTGTAGCAGGAGACCCTGCTCAATTTGGAATAGCATCAGATGTAACAGGAAACTTAGCACAAAATCAAATACAAGGTCCAGATGGACAATTGAGAACAGCAATTGGTTCTGGACAAAATTTAGCTTTACAAAGATTTAATCAACAAACTGGTGTTGATGCAAGCGGTGCTCCTGTATATGGAAATATAAATTCTTACATGAATCCATATCAACAACAAGTTATTGATATGGCTCAAAATGTAGCTAGAGAACAATCTCTTAGAGATTCAAATCTTATAGCACAGGATGCTGCTTTTTCTGGAGGTTTAGGTGGGTATCGTGAAGGAATAATGCAATCAGAAAGAGAAGGAAATTTAAATAAACAAATATCAGATATACAACTTGCAGGTTCAGCAGCAAATTATGAACAAGCACAATCTGCTTACAATACAGATAGAGCAGCAAGATTAGGTGCTATTGGAATAGATCAACAAACCAGACAACAACAGTTAGCAGCAGCCAATCAATTAGGTAATTTAGGATTTGCTGGACAAACTGCTGAAATACAAAGAATGGATCAATTAGGGCAAGCAGGAACTGCTAGACAAGCTATGCAACAACAACTTTATGATACAGGTTATCAAGAATTCCAAGATCAATTAGCTTATCCAAGACAGAACATAGCTTTTTATCAACAAGCATTGCGTGGAATGCCTATACAACCGGGTCAGCAAGTATCTACTTACGCACCTACTCCTTCTGCAGCATCATCAATGTTAGGAATGGGTCTTGGAGGTTTAGGTCTTTATCAAGCAATGGGAGGAATGGGAGCTTAAATATTGAACGTTCAATATTTAAATAGGACATAACATGAACATATTACAATTAGAAGACGACATAAAATCATTACCAGATAAAAATTTAATGAATGCAATGCAAACAGGAGATTATCCTCAGTATTTAGTATTGTCTGAATTAAAACGTAGAAAAGAAATGAGAGATGACTATAAAGGTCGTATGGCAGCTCAAGAGCCAGATAATACTGTTGCAGATAGAATTGTAAATGAAGCTAGTATGGACATGAGCAATCAAGGAATTGGTAACATAGTTTCTCCAGAAGTAAGAAATATGCAAGGAATGCCACAGAATACACCTCAAATGCCTATAGACAATCAAGGTATAGGACAAATGATGCCTAGTAGTATGCAAGGCATGAAAGACGGACGTACAGTTTATCCAAATGCAGGTCTTGCAGCATTAGCAGAAAAAGCTCCTGATGTAGTAAAAAGTATGGGATATAGTCAAGGAGGCATTGTACAGATGGCTCCGGGACAAACCGTTCCTTTTTCTGACCCAAGACTTACAGGTTATTTAAATATGTTTGAAGAAAGATTAAAAAGTAGTCCTGAAGAAGATGCTTATAGAGAACAAATAAATCAATATTTTAATCCATTAGAACAAGAAAAAAGAAGAAAACAACAACAAGCGTATCAACTTATGAAAGCTGGATTAGCAGTAAGCAGCTCAGCTACACCAGAACAATTAAATAAAAATCTTGCACCTGTTATAGATTCGGCAATGAAAAGTTCTGGCGATAGAAGTAAAGAAAGTTTATTGCAAGGAAAATTACAATCTGGTTTTGCTAAAGAAGATAGAGAAAGAATTAGAACTGCAACAGAATTAGCATCTAAAGCTATGTACACAGATACTTTAAGAATGCAGGGAGACAAACCTACTTCTGAACAATTTTGGGTAAATTCTGTAGTAAATTCTGATCCATCAAAATTTGGAATTCCAATAATAGAAGATGGAAAAACAACAGGTTATGAACCTAATGCAGCAGCTTTAGAACGAGCTGCTATATTGAAAAACTTTGGACAAGTTAATAGTGCTGAACAACGATTAATATCAGAGACTTATGATAAAGCAGAAAAAAGCTGGGAAGATTTTAGTAGAAAACTGAGGGTAAATATAGAAAACGATAATAAAAATAACAAATTAGGTAAAACTGATAGTGAAATTTTAGCAGAAGTAGAAGCAGCCAAATCTCAATATATGTTAAATCAAATACAAAAAGTAAAAGATACTTTAACAAGATACGGTAAAAAAGAAGGAGGACAAATTCCTATGCAAGATATTATGTATCCTAATTTTGAAAGTTATTCTGATTAATAATGTCTATTCAATATTTGCCTGACGGAAGGTTAATTAGCTTAAAAGACAATTTAAGTCAAAATGAAATTGAAAAAGAAATTGAATTGTATTTACAAAATTATCCTCTTGAAATACAAGAAGAAATTATAGAAACAGATAATCAACAAATACCTGTTCCTAATACTGTAAAACCAATATCTGAATATACTGTAAAAGATTATTTAGGACAAGTTGGATTTGGTTACTCTGGAGGAATAAATCTTGGAGGTAATACAATACCTGAATTTGAAGATGTTGATAAAGATATTAAAGAAGAATTGTTGTCTTATAAACAAGGAGATAAAGAAGAAGGGGCAAGTTTTGGAAAAATAGCTAAAAACAGTTTAGGTATTGTAGAAAATTTAGCAAATCCTCTTCAAGACTATGCCGATAAAGTTCTTGAATTAAATGAATATGAAAAAGAATTAAATAATTTATCTGTAAAACAAAATTTATCCAAAGAAGAACAAGATCGTTATAAAGAGTTAGAATTAAAAATTAATGGTTCTGGTAAATCAAAAGAAGAAATAAACCAAGAAGTAGCATCTAGTTTAGGAATGGGAGATATGCCTCCTTCTGCTGAAGCTTATTATGCTCGACAAAATCTTGAAGAACAATTAGGTTTAAAAGAACTAATTAGAATAGAAGTAGAAAGAAGAAAAAGACTTGAACAAAGACAAGAAGAAGCACCTGTAAGTAATGCTACTAAATATTTATTTGCATCTGCACAAGACGAAAGAGCAGGTGGTGCTTTAGGTAAGGCTTGGGATAGTTATTGGAATGACTTATCAAAAGAACAAAAATTTGATGCTTTAGGAGATGTTGTTGGTATGTCAGCAGCTCCTGCTGCTTTAATTCTTGGTGCAAACTTTGCATCTGCTCTTACACTTCAAAGAATGCCGTGGATGTATCAATTTTTAGGGGCAGGAGCAGCAACAGGAACTACTTCTGGATATATTACATACGGAACATCGTTTGACGAATATCTTGTACAATCAGGATTAGACTTAACTAATCCAGAATCTGTTTTAGAAGTTTTTCAAGACAAAGAACTTATAGAAGAAGCAAAAGATTATGCAATGAATAGAGGATTAGCAGTAGGTTCTTTTGATGCAATTTCAGGTGGTTTTGCAACAAGAATGTTAGCTCCTGCACAAATAAATAACAAACTACTTGCAAGTATTATTAGAAAACCAACAGGAACGGATTTAGGATATTTACGCAGAACAGGAATCAATATAGTTGCTCAAAGTCCTTTGCAAACTGGTTTACCAATGATAGGAGAAACTATTGCACAAGCCACAACTTTAAAAGACAATGAAAAATATTCTGGTTTTGATATATTTGCTGAAGGTTTAGGAGAAATTCCATTTATAGGAGCTGATGCAACATTAGGTGGAATTTTATCTAGTCAAATGGATTCAACTAGAACTAAAAAAGAAAGAAAACAAGCAGATTTAAAACAAGCAGAAAGAGAGTATATATCTGTTTCATCTGTTTCAAATGATTTTGGTTATGGAAAAATAACAGGAGAGTTTGTAAGTATAGATGAAGATACAGGAATAGAAACAACAGGTCTGCCTTACGGTAAAGATGTTTTTACAAATTATTATTCTAAAGAAGATTCTTTTAATATTTTTGCTAATACCGAAGAAGATATAGAAGCACCTAATCAGTTTGTTGCAAAATCTAACAATAGGGGTAAATTTAAAATAATAGATACCTATAATAATGTAATAGAAGACGACATAGATTCTCAAAATGAAGCAGAAGAAAAATCTGGAACATATAATGTTTACTCAGGTATTAGATATTCTAAATATTTAAAAGATAGTAATTTAGAAATACAAAATATTCCAGATTCAAATTTAACAAGTAGAATTTCTGAATTTATGCTTGATCCTTATGAATCTAAAATTGCTATAGAAGAAATAAAAAACGACACTTTTATTTTTAATCAACCTCAATTTAATAGAATTTTAAATGCTATTGGAGAAAACACAACTGAATTTAATGTTCTACATTTACAAAAAGTATTAAACGTTAAAGATTTTGATACGTTATTAAATCAAAAAGCTGAAGATTTATTGTTCAGAAAAACTAACACAATGCCTCCTGTTAGGATTAAGAAAAAAGATATAACTAATTTAAGTGAAGAATTAAATATAAATATAGATTTTCAATCTAATGGATTTAAATCTTTATCTTTAAAATTAGTTGGTCAATCTGATTACAACAAAATGAATAATGCTCAAAAACGTTATTTATATTCTTTTTTAAAGACTTTACCTGTTAACGAAACTGATAATAAAAATTTTCCTGATATGTCTCGAAGAGACTATTCTGTTAAACAAAAAGAACAAGTTATTGATTCATTAATTAAAAATCCAAAAAAAACCAATTTAAACGATATTTCTTTATCTTTAGGTTTAGACCCTACTGTAATAGAAAACAAAAGATTAGCTTCCCGTGTAAGGGAAGATTTAGTAATTTCTGGAGTTATTAACAAAACAGGAAGTAAATATAAATTTAACCCTCAAGGCAGTTGGATTTTATCTAGACAAAATCAAATAGATTTAAATAACGATCCTACACTTCAAGAAGATTTAAATAAAACATTAAGATTTCAAGAATTTTTTGAAAATAAATTAAAAGAATTAAATTTACCAGATATTATAACTAAATTAAAACAAGGAATTATTTCTGTAAATGGTCAGAAAGATCAAGAAGCACTTGGAGTTTTTAATCCTTCATTAAAAGAAATAATATTAAGTGTAGCGAGTGCTAGAGAAAACGCATTAGCTAAAAATAATAAAGCTACTGAACAAGATATTTTAAATGAATTAACTGTAACATTTGGTCACGAAACAGTACATGCTACTAAATTATTAGATTTGTTTTCTGCTCAAGAATGGCAAAATTTAACAAACGCAACAGCTTCTACTCTTGTACCAAGAAAAACCGTAGAAGAAGTTACTGGTTCTAAACAAGCATATAGTCAATACATACAAAATTTAGGAAGAAAACCTACATACTTTGATTTGCAAAGAGATGCTTATAAAAATCAAGAATACGACTCGGCAGAAGAAGCTCAAGAAACTGTAGTTGAAGAAGCTGTAGCTCTTCTTTTAGAAGATTGGTTTAAAAATCAAATAAAGTTAAATGGACAATCAAAAGGTATAGCAAACAAGACTAAAGATTTTTTTAAAGCTATAAATAATGGTTTAGAATATTCAGGATTTCAAACTTATGAAAATATTTTTAATAAATTATTATCAGGAAAAATAGGTAAAAGAGAAAGGGTTAATCAATATTCAAAACCTATTCCTGTCACAGTTAGAGATGAATTTGGAAATGTTTTATCTACTTATGAACAACAACCAAAAGTTTTAAGATCATCAGGAATAAATCGTTATAGAAATCTTTCAGGAGCTGTTGGAATAGATTTAGATAATGATGAATTAATACCTTCTTCGATGGATGAAGAGATTCCTATAATAGAACGTCCTTTGCAAGATTCACCAAATCTAAGATTTAGTTTAAATAATATTCAACAAAGACCTACAAGTTTAGTAATTGAATTTATGCGTAATGCTAGAGAAGCAACTTATGGCAATGATTTTTCTACAATACCTGCTGCTATATTAGAGAAAACAATGTCTAGTGATATTAATACCATTAGAAGATTTGGAAGAAAATTAAACTCTCAAGAATTTCAAGACGCACAAGCTCAATTATATTGGTATACGCAAGAAAATTTAAAACAATTAGGTTATAAAAATGGAAATGATATTGCTACATTATATTTAGTAGGTAACGCAAGTAAATACAATGTTCTAACAACAAGCCAAGTAGAAGCAGAATCGTTTGCAAATGGTTTAACTCAAAGTCCTTATTCAATAAAAGGCGATGCAAAAAAAATAACAGAATATAAAGTTAGAAGATCAGATATTATTTTAACAACTGATATTATGTTTGCAAAAAATCCTCCTGCTTGGGCTGATAAAAACAATTTTTATATTACAAAACCTCAAGCATTAAGAGGTGGCGGTAAAAATATTAGTTATCAAGAAGTTAAACCTATTAGAAAATTAAAAACAGGATTTAATAATGGTTATAGTAAATCTAAATTCAGTCTTAATAAAAGAAATCAAATATCTTCAATGGAATTTATGCGTTCCAAAGGAACAAGAGGTAAACAGGTATCAGAAAATTTACGAACATACAGCAAACCTACTGAAAGAGTAGGACAAGCCACACTTGAAGAAAAAAAATTAGCTAAAAGATTTAAACTAATTCCAAAAGAAAACGAAAGACTTATTTACGCTGCCAAAACATTCGAACCTAAAATAATTAAAGAAGTAGGAGATTTTAAAATAGTTAAAGATGATTATTTAGAAGGTAATTTAAATGTAGGAAAAATATTAGATGTAGATGTTGAATTGTTTCGTGATCCGGGTGGATTTGAAGGTGAAAATTATTCAATGGTAATAACAGATTCAAGAGCTATAGGAGATGGAAATGTAGGTTTGTATGCTAATAATTTAAAACAAGCTAAATTAGAAGCAGTATGGGAAATAGAAAAATTTGTAAAAGAATCTGTTTTAACAGACATAAGCGGAACAAGGTTATATCAAGTAGCAAACAACACAAAACTGTATCATTTTGAAGATAGTCCTAATGTTTTAAACTACTTAGAAGATAAATCGAGTTACGGTTTAGATGAAATTGAATTTAAAGAAGGTAAAGAAGCTTTATTAAAGGCTATTAATTCTATTGATTATCAATATGATTTATTAAATCACTATGCTGTTACGGAAGGTTTACGAAGAATGTTTGCAATAGAAGAAACTGCACCTAGTTTTAAAGAAAAATTAGGTGAAAATTGGGTAACTAAAAAAGAATATTTTCTTAATAGAGAATATATAAATAATGGAAAAACTTTTAAAGGATATACAAAGTTACTTAATCTTGTTCAAGTTAAAGCTGAAAGTTACTCTCCTAATGAAGTAAAAAATAATAGAAATGCTTTTATAGTTTTAGGTGCTCCTGCTTCTGGTAAATCATTCTTTTCTAAAGAAATAGCTAAAGAAAACAATTTAGCAATTTTAGACAGTGACGATATAAAAGCATTTATACCTGAATATGCAGGTGGTGTAGGAGCTAATGCAGTTCATCAAGAAGCTAAAGTTATAAATCAAAGTGTTTATGAAAATTTTCTTAGTGAAGGTAAAGATATGCTTTTACCTAGAGTTGGTGGAAAAGAAAATTTTAATCAAATAAAAAACACCATAAAACAATTAAAAAATAATGATTACAATGTTAATCTTGTATTAGTAGATGTAGATACATCTAACAGTTTGCAAAGAATGTTAACTCGTTTTGCAGAAACAGGAAGATTATTACCTCCTAGTTATTTAGAGTCAATTGGAAATACTCCAATAGATACTTATAATAGATTACAATATGAAGCAGATCAACACGCATGGATAGATAACAATGGCAAACCAAATCAAGAAATCATTAGGCAAAACACGGGAATATTACCCCCTTCTATCGGACGAGAACGAACAAATATCAGACAAAGAATCTCTGAGGGTAGCGAGGCTATTAACGACCAAATTATCGCAGAACAAACAACCCAAGAATACATAAGAGATTTAGATATTGCGATAGAGGGTGTTAAAACACTCAATGATGAGTCAGAAAAAAATAATTTAGTTCCTAAATACAATTTAAATGCTTCACAAGATGCACTTAAAGTAGCTTTTGAAACCGCAGCTAATAAATCTACAAGAACAGAATTATCTCCAGAAATCAAAAATAAATATTCATTAAAGAAAGGAAAGCCTCTTAATCCTAATGCAGAAAGTTTAATCGAACATTATCAAACAGTAGACAATACACCAGACAAAACTTTCGGTGAAATTTTATTAGCTACGGCTGATGCAACAAGGGAATTATCTAAAGACATCAGAAGTGGATTGGTAGATCAATACAGTATTTTTAATAAAATAGAAAAAGAAGCAGCAAAAGTACAAGGAATTTCAGAACAAAAAATATTAGCAAACACAAGTGCTTATGCTTCTATGTTGTTGTCAGACAGATCAGGAGAAATATGGAAAGGTTCTTTTTTTGAAGGCTTTCCTGTTTACGATGAAAAAGGTTATGTAAGGGTAGAGGTTATTTCTCCTAAAGACAATAAACCAGTTGTTCCTCCTATGAAATTTTTAGAACCTCTTATGGTAAATTCACAATTACTTGGTTTATTTACATCAGTAAGAAATGTAGAAAGAGAAATAAATTTTGATCAACAAGGAAGAAAAGTTAAAACTACTAAAAAACAAATTGCAGAAGCAAAACAAGCTTTAAAAGATTATCCAATTTTAAATAAAGTATCAGAAGAATATAATCGTTGGAATGAACACCTTGTTGATTTTTTAGTAGCAACACAAGTATTAGATGAAGCCACAGCTAAAATATGGCTTCAAAATTCTGATTACATACCTTTTTATAGGTCTTTAAGTGTTGATGAAAAAGGTCAGCAAGTAAAAACTGTAGGACCACAAGTATTAAAAGGTTTTTCTATGTCAAAAAATCTTTTTGTAGAAGCAAAAGGAAGCGAGACAAAAAAAACTACCGATGCCATAACAGGTATAGCTCAAAATTTAAGAGCAGCAATAGAATCTGGAATGAAAAATGTCGCAGCAAATCGTTCTGTTAGAGATTTGGTTAGTTTAGGTTATGCCCAACAAGTAGGAAATAACGTAAAAGGTAAAGAAGTAATTACTATAAGAGTTCAAGGAAAAAATAAAAGTTTTAATGTTAGTGATAAGGCAACTTACGAAGCGTATTTAGGATTTCAAGACGGATTTAATCCCTATACAGGTGGTTATACTATGCAAGCTGCAATAGGAGCTAAACTATTATTTAGTGAAGTTATTACTAGAGCACCTAAATTTTGGGCAATGCAACTTTCCAGAGACTCTATTTCTGCTTGGGCATTATTAGGCATAGATGAATATACACCTTTTTTTACTTCATTAAATAATGCTGCAAAAATAACAGCAGGTATGATAACGGGTCGAGTTCCAGAAGGTTTTACTAAAATGCAAAGAGCTGGAGTTGTAACTAGATATGATCAAGGTATATTACAAACACAAGAAGATGCCAATATAATATTAAAAAGAGCTAAAAGAAATGCTATTAAAAGAAGTAAAAATTTAACCCCAGAAAAAGTAGTTAGTCAACTTTGGGATAATAGTTTTATGCTTGCTTGGAACGCTACAGGACAAGGAACTCTTATAACTGATGCTGCTACAAGATTAGCTGTTTATGAAAGTATTTTAAAACAAACAGGCAATGAAGCAGAAGCAGTTTTTCAATCAATGGAAGTTATGAACTTTACTAGAAGAGGTAATAACCCAATGATTCAAATAACGACTTCTTTAATTCCTTTTTCAAATCCTACAATGCAAGGTCTTGATCTTTTTATAAGAGCAATAACAGGAAAATACGGTCAGACAAATTTAAAGAAAAAAGAAAGATTAAGAAAATTGTCTTTACGTCTAGGAAGTATCATGGCAACAACTCCTCTTTATTACTTAGCAGTAAAAGATACGGAAGAATATAAAACAACTCCTCCAGAAATTAGAGCAAAAAATTATATATTTCCTACTAAAGAATGGTTTGGTCTTGATTATACAGTAAGATTTCCTAGTGCTTTTGAAGTTGGTTTTGCAACAAAAGAAATACCAGAAGCTTTACTAAGATATTTTGACAGTACAGATTCAGGCAAAATTGCAATAAAAAATATTCTTTCAAGTGCAGAAGACACTATTTTAGGTCCAATAAATCCTTTAAAAATTACTGCTTTAGCTCCAATAGCAGAAAATTATTTTAACAGAGACTCTTTTACTAAAGGACCAATAGTTCCAGAGCGTATGAGAGCAGGAGAATTAGATTATCTTAAAGACAGACCTTCTACTCCTTCAATTTATAAAAGTATAGGAAAATTAACAAACACATCTCCTTTAATGATAAGAAATTTATCTGAAGGTTATTTTGCTTATCTAGGAACATATGCAGCTACATTGTATGATACTGCTAAAGATATTGGACCTTCAACGGGTTGGGAAAAATCTTTGTTTACACAAGGTTTTGTTTTACCACCAGAACAAAAAGGATATGTAAAACACTTTTACGACATGAAAAAAATATTAGATGATTACTTTGCTGATGCACAGAGGGTTATGGACAAAGAAGAATTCCTTCTTAACAATCCTTACGATGATAAGTATGACGATGATTTTACAATTCAAATGAAAACATTACAAAAAGAACTTAATTTAAGGGGAGAATTAATTAAGGCTTACAACGAAGACAAAGAAGCAATATATTCATCAAATGTTTATGATGCAGATGAAAAGCGAGACAAAATAGAAACTATAGATAGAATAATAAATAAAGAATTAAAAGGTATTGATCAAGAAAGATTCAATCTTGAAAAACAACTAAGAGAAAGATAATAAGTATTGAACGCTCAATACTTAACGACCTTGCCCCCTATACAGTTTTAAAGACCGTTTTTTAGATTTGTTCATTGTTGATCTGCTTATATTTCCTCTTCCTATAGAAGTTTTCTTAGGACTCTTAGTTTCTCTTAAAAATAATCCGGTTGTTTGTTTCATGTGCACATAATAACTTTAGTTTTATCTATGTTTCAAGCTATATATCTACAACTAAAAATAAAAATCTAAGTTAGCCCTCTATCTTTTTTTAATGCTTTGTTGTTAAATCAACGTATAAACCAATATATCCGTAACAAATAGCTTGCTGCCGGTCAGCCGGGCTAAAATTACAGGTTGTGGTAATGTAGCAATAGGTAAATAACCTATTGAGTAGGTAATGTTTCATGTGAAACATCTTTTTTTTGTTTAGACTTCTCTAGTCCAACGGGTAGGCTAACTGTTGTTGAATCTTTGCTCGGCTCTAAGACGGTTTTCTTCTTCTTTTTGTTGAATAATCCCATGTTGTTCTCCTCTCTCATGTTTTAAAGGCTTGGTTCTAAAAAATTTTTTGTAATCTGGATATGTGTGCATAAAGTATCTAGCATAATAAGCTATCCAATCGTTTGATATTTTAAAAGAATCCCCTTTAGTTACTATATCAGTTTCCCACCTAATACGCTGTATGATCGCCCAATGGCTGTAGTTTTTATGCCCAGATTTTATAGCTTCAAAAGTAAAACGCTGAAACAAAACCCACACTTGAGGGTTCTTCTTGTGCCACTTCCACCACTTCTTTTTCTTTTCTTCATGCAATGCGGTTAAAGTCATTGACCAACTCCTTAAAAGTTTCTCTGGCTTCTCTGTCAGTAGCTAATTTTGATCTACTCACTATCTCTAATCGTTTCTTTAATTCTATAGAAGCTTGTTCTTCTGAAAACACACCCAAGTATGCCCAAAAAGATTTCTCTCTACAAAGCAATCCCGCTTGTGAAACTGCCTTTTGTCCTTCGCCTTTTATCTTAGGCATAACAGGTTGCTCTTGATCATTGATCAATACCATTGCCACTTGATACCTAGACCCTGTTGGCTGTCGAAATAAATCCTCTGGTACATCGTCTGGATGTATAACTAGTGTCAGGTTAACTCCTTTAACATCTTTCCTCATGTAACTTTGTATTGCTTCAAAGCTCATTGCCATATCTCTAATCTTCATGTTTTCTCCTATTACTATCATCATTAATTTTTTTCCAATTTTTAGATTGCCATTTGCATTTAAGTTTTTTATCAAATACTAATAGAAATCTATGTTTTTGACTCCTTTCCTTCCATTCTCCTTCAAGACCTTTTATCTTTCCTCTGCTGTGTTTTATTATTTGTTCTCCTAAAAACAAATCATCTTGTTTAGATTTTATATAAAAATCTTTTTTCTTTTCTGAGAGTCCGTAATAACCAAAGTTTGATGCGGAATATATAACCCCACTATGATAATCATTGTCAGCGTAACTAAGAATTGCTCTGGTATATTCACTTGTTTTTAATAATTTAATTGCTCTAGCCATAAACCAAGTTGCTAGATTGTGTTCCTTGACTTGATGATTTGGTTCTAATACAAATCGGCTTAGTTCCCACAAACCATTCTGATCGTTTCTTTCTAAACCAAAACAAGATTGACTCAACTCTGGAACAGGGAAGCCTGTAAATATGCAACCACCAACAATTTTTTTTTTATATATCAAACCCACATTGAAACCACTCTTAAATGAAATAGATACTTTAGATAAATAGTGATGCTCTCTCATTAAACGTTCTAAAACTTTTTTAGAAACTAGCATAACGTTGTAATCAGATTTCATTGTTGTTATATATTGAATGCTCAATATTTAAGAAAAATCAGAGTTTTGGGTAAAAAGTCGATCCCACAACACGGTTGTATTGAACGAATCAAGATCAAGTAATACCATAGCATCCCCCTAATTTAACTATTTTTAGTCTTTTTAACCTTGATAACTTCCATTATAAGTTCTTCGTCTGATCTCGTTTCTTTCCAAACTTTATAAAGTTTTCTCATTCTTTTGTTTTCCATTCTTGTACTCCCCATAAGTATTTTTTGCCCAATCCAAAACATCTATTCCTTTCATTGCCCACCACAAACTTTCGTTTCCTTTAGTGTGACAATTCATATGATGCTCTGCACAAAGGGGAACTGCAAACTCATCTGAATTCTTAGTTCCCAAACCCCTTCTTTCCGCATGTCTTAAATGATGTGCGTGTTCTCCAACCCCACCACAAACCAAACAAGGATGTGATCTTATGTGTTTTAGATAAGCTTGGCTTCTGTACTTCATTTAAAAAGGAACATCCTCATCAGAAGCTTCTGCTACTGCAACTGTTTCAGCTACTTGCTGTGCTTGTTGCTGTTCAACTTTAACGTATGGCATTTCTAATCTTGCAAACTTGTATTGCTTTCCTGTATTTTTAGCAACCCTATCCCACATAGCTAAATCCATTTCTATTTCTGGAATATTAGATTCCTTAAACTTCTCAGCCATTGCCTTAACAAGTGCTTTAGGTATTTTAATTTTACCTTTCATATCTGGATGACTCTTCATCTTCTTATAGTCATTAGTAAATATGTTGCCTTCGCCTTTAATGTATTCAGTCATTATATTTCTCCTCTGTATTCTTTGCACAAGTTAATCGTGAACTGTTTTAAATCCCTTCTCTTTTCTTCTAGTTCAACACTTGATAACTCAACATCAATAGCAAGCAATAATTCCTTTTCTAATAAGTTAAAGTTCATTATTTTTCTCCTTCTGTTGTATTTTCTTGTTTATAAGTACCAGAATAAATCTCTTTACCTTCTTGTTCTGCGGTATCTGTTTCTGATATTTGATTAGCATCCCAATCAATAATATTAAGCGGGGTAACTTGTGCAACATAATTTGTACCTTGATAAGTAACGTAAGCGAATTGCTGTGCTTGCGTTTGACTATCAAAAAGTCCAATAGCAGTAGTTAATGGTAAAAGACTATTGGGATCACCGTAAGTAACGTGAACTATCCATTTATTATTCATTTATATTTTCCTCTGTTGTTGTATCTTTACTAGGTAAATCTGCTTTAGTTTTAGCTAATAGATTTAATATTTCATCGTAAGCTTTAGAGTCATGTTTTTCTAATAAAACAAACTGACTCTTACTCCCGTTATAAAGTTCTAATAAAGATTCTTTTGTTGTAGGTGCTAATTTTGATTCTAATATTGCTTTAAAACTTTCTACAAAAAAATCTGTAGTCCATAATTTTCCTTCGTGAAGAATTGATTCTTCTTGTGCAACTTCTTCTATCTCAACTACCTGTTCTTTTTTTGGTTTAAGTTTCACTACTGTCTTTGGTGCTTCTCTATCAGCAATATCTTCTCCTCGATACACATGTGCTCCTAATCCAAATAAACTTATATTTTTAACTAAACACCTCATTTTAGTATTAGCAACATCAACAACATCCCAATCTTTTTTTGCTCTGTTATTGAAATCAGTTATTGCCAACCACATAGGATGTGTCAAACCGTCTATAGTAACTTTACTATGCACAGAAGCAGTACCGTTGGGATAAACCATGCAGTCCATAATTCCATGTATAGGATGTTCAAACTGTTGAAATTCAAATTGTATTTCTGGAAAATGTGTATTTATTTCTTGCCACATATCAGTCCAACTGACGTAATCAAATTGACCCTTCTTATCTTTCTCTACAGTAACGGAGTTTAATTTACTCCAAATACTTTCTTTACTCATCTTCTGCTCCTTTATTGGTTAATAAATCTAGTAATTCAATTTTGTCTGTTTTGACAAATTCTTTTTTGTTCGTTGTATGTTCTATATCCAATCCATTGTATTTGAATTTAATAGTCAACCTCTTCCCTTCCTCTATCAATTTTGGATTCAATCCCCTTCTTGTAGAAGCTTGTATAAATCCAATAATTGATCTCTCATAAGTATTTTGTTTTTCATAATCAAGAAACATTTTCTTCCTCCCATTTTTTAAATTGACTACAGTATTTACTGACGTTGCAATAGTTAAGACATCTAATCGGTTCTGACTTCCTTTCTTCTATGTAATAATCATCGTGATCGTTGTCTTTAAGTGCCTTTTCTGCTTCTTCTTTGTTGTCATATACCTTTAGTGCCCTGACTCTTTTTTTCTTCATTACAGCATACTTATCGTCCTTCGCCCATGTATCGTCCTTACTGCAAAGAGGTAACTCTTTTCCTTCCATATGTGCCAATACAGCCTTTTGATGTTCTAGCACTCTGCCCTCGACAAATTTATCTTGTTCTTCTTCACTCCATAAAGGAATATCAATAACTTGTATAGGGGCATCTGGATAGTCTTCTTTTTGCTGATAATTGTTTGCTTTATGATCTCTGAATATAGCTATAATCTCTAGCTTTTTGACCTTTAACCCTTTAGCTTTTCTAACCATATACGCATAGCTGTTAAGTTGTTTAACCCAATCTGGCTTTGGCTGTTCTCCCATGATCACGCTGTAAACTCCAACGTACTTATAGTCTTGTATAATTACACCGTCATCCTCTATTTGTTGAACGTCTATTGCTCCTGATAGCGTCCACCCTTTAACCTCTGTATAAAGTCTTTCTTCGCTAATTGTCGTATCACTTTCATCAATGCCAACCTCTAAAACTTTGTGCATCATTGTTCCCATGATTGCGTAATATCTATCTACAACATCTTCTACCAATTGATTTTTGTGTAAATTTTTCAACAAAGATATTCGTGCTGAACCTATCGCTTCTGTTATCGACAGTCTTGAACCTTTTTTTGTGTATTCGTCACGCTGAACTAAGTTAACAAAAACCTGTGGTAAATTTTTCTTATTTGTAAGTTTCATTTTTCCTCTCCTTTTTTGCGTTTACCATTTCTTTTTCATATTCTAAACCTGACACCAAAATTTCAATACGTCCTAAAATAGCAACACACTCTTTAAGATTTCTAATCATTTCTTGACAGTTATCATCTGCTTCTTTTATTTGTTTATAGATATCTTTTTTCATTGTGTTATTTCTGTAGAAGTTATAACTCTAAAAACTCTCAGTCCTTCTTTTTCAACAAAAGTTTTAACATAAAACTTATCTATCTCTTCCAACTTCACGTTAATAGCCGTTATACAGCGATAAACTTGTTGTCTGGACGTTTCAACGTCTAGGTCTTTGTTGGGTATGAAGAACGTATCTCCTACGTCTAAAGCTTCTAATGTAGTTCTAATCTTGCTTTTCTTTCTGCCCCTAGTATCGTCTGGCATAGGAAGTTTTTCTATCTGATAAATTTCCATTTAATAGTCCTCTGTTAATTGATTGGCAAGTGATGTTTTGCAAGCGTAATGACTGTAATGAGGTTTAATAAAAGTATCGCCACATACAGAACATATGTTATTTTCTTGCTCAACAATTATTGTGTTGTTAGTTTTGCTCATGTTTGGTTCTCGTAAAAATCTATTGTTGCATTTTAATCTTTCTTCAATAATAATGTCAACATAATAATTTTTAGAAGAGCAAACAAAATTATTTTAGGAGAGCAAAAAATTAAAGACGAAACGACCAATCAAGAAGCAAAAGAAGAATTGCAATTTGCTATACTTGTCCAAGCCATAAGAGACTGTGCATCTAAAAATAGAGATACACAAATCAAGGCTATTGAATGGTTTATTTCTGATGAATTTAAATTGTTTTGCGAAGATTTAGATTTAGATACATACTCTCTTAGAGAGTCCATGATGTCGATTTTATCAACTCCAAGTGCCACGCTAAAAGAAAATGCTGAAGACACTATATCAAGTTTGAGAGCGTCAGTGTGGCAAAGAAAAACTCACTCGTAAGAGTTAGAAATAGATGAAAGGTTCTAGATTATAACTAGCTAGTTATAAACTAGATTATATAAATATAGTATTAATATAGAGAGAGAGCAAGAAATGATTACAAGTAATTTAGAAGAAGCGGTTAGACAAACAAATTTATTAGGAGAAGACGGTACAAGAATTATATGCCCTGAATGTTCGCAAGAAAGAAAAAAGAAAAACGAAAAAACTTTAAGCATAACTCAAAAAGACAATAAGTATTTATACAATTGTTGGCATTGCGGAGTCTCTGGAAGTTACAATTTAAATTTCAAACAAAAAACCCAGCAGCCAGCTGCAGCAGTTGTAAACAATAAACCAATTGCGGATAATTGGTCTAAAAACGTTGATACTGAAGCACCACAAAAAGTATTAGATTTTCTACAGAGCCGTGCACTTTCGTGGAAAGTATGTGAAGGATTAGGTGTAACATCAGCAACAAAAGGATTTAATGGTTCGGGCATAGGACAGGCGGTAGGATTTCAATATAAAAAAGACGGAGAAGTTTACGCTGTAAAATGGAGAAGTGTTGAAGGTAAAAACTTTACTCAGAGTGGTTCGGCAAATACTTTTTTTAATATTGATAACGTAACTATTGAAGACTCAATAGTTATTTCAGAGGGAGAGTTTGATGTTTGTGCTCTTGTTGAGGCGGGAGTAAAAATTCCATGCGTGTCTGTACCAAATGGTGCTCCATTAAAAGTTTCTCATAATCAGGTATCTCCACAAGAAGACAAAAAGTTTGCTTACGTTTTTGAAGCAAAAGACATACTTGATAAATGTAATAAAGTTATATTGGCTGTAGATAATGATTCTGCGGGTTTAGCTTTAAGTGAAGAACTTGCTAGACGTATAGGAAAAGCTAAAGTTTACCAAGTAACTTATCCTGAAGATTGTAAAGACGCAAATGATGTTTTGATTAAACACGGTGCAGAGAAATTAAAAGAAGTAATAGATAGTGCAAAACCTTTTCCAATTACAGGTCTTAACGATGCAAATTTTTATACTGAAAGATTGACCGAACTTTATGTAGGCGGGCAGTTTAGAGGGGTTTCAACAGGCTTTGAATCATTAGATAAAATTTATACTCTAGCAACAGGTATGCTTACTACTATCACAGGAATCCCTTCAAGTGGTAAATCACAATTCTGTTCACAGATTATGCTTAACACAGCAATTAACGAAGATTGGAAATGGTGTGTGTGTAGTTTTGAGAACCCTGTAGAAATATTGATTGCTACTATTTCTGAAATGTATGTTGGAAAAAGTTTCTTTGAAGGTGAAAATAGAATGAATGATCTGGAAAGAGAAGAAGCTTTAAAATTCGTTAACGATCATTTTGTTTTTATAGATCATATGGGTGGAGCATCAACAGACATTAAATCAATTATTGATCTCACTCAATCAAGTATACAAAGATTGGGTTGTCGTGGTCTTCTCATTGATCCTTTTAACTTCATATCATTGCCCAAAGGGGAAACAAGTGAGACTAATCAGATTAGCAAAATGCTTACAGACTTACAGTTGTTTGCAAAGAGTTCACAGATTCATGTTTTGTTTTGTGCTCATCCACACAAGATGTACCCAGATTCATCAGGGCAAACACAAATTCCAACAGGACATCAAATTAGCGGGTCTGCAAGTTGGTTTGCGAAGACTGATCATGGAATCACAGTAGACAGATCAGACGGAGAAGGAGTAACAATTCTTAGTTGGAAGTGTCGCTTTCGTTGGTTAGGAAAGCAAGGTATGATTAAGTTAGGGTTTGATGAAAAAACGGGTAGGTATTTAGAGCAATCTACTTTTGGTATGTACGATCCAATGAAAACAAATATTGAGGTTTCAATAGATGAAGAAGAAGACGACAGTTGGCTTGATGAACTCTAACCTAATTGATATAGGTAATTCATATTTGAATCAACATTTTATAATGATGTTAGAGAAGTTAGGCACTAGCGATAAGTTAGTTAGGTCGAAAATAAAAAATCAAAACATGATTGATCTTTTGCATTTTCTAGAACTAATAGATAATTATCAACACTCTGCGGGAGAGCACTTACTTGATCTTGCTGTAAAAAGTGGATATTTTTTAAATCCAACAAGTTATGAAGATCAGATACAAAAAAATCGCCCCCCTTCATCTACATCTAATTTTGCTTTGCGATCTTTAAAAATATTAAAGATAACTAAGATTTTAGATGAAGAGTTAGGGGAGAAATCTAATTTTGTTTTTAACGTTATTGTTTTAAACCGTCAAGTCAAAACAATAGATCAGCTTGAAGCTGTTAAGAAAGGTCTGGATGTAATCCAACATTCTTTGGGTCTTTCGAGCCAACGGTATGTTGCTTCTGGTTTAGCTTTGCAATCTGTGGCAAAGACTGTTTCAGTATAAACATTATTTGACTAGACAAACTACGGTCTGAATCTCTGGCTATGTTTTCTAGTTCTTGTTTAACTTCTTCGCTGACTCTTATTGAAATGTAAGCATCTTTTTTCATTGTATATTTCCTGTAAAATTTAAATTATCTTTGTGTATTTCTGAACATATCTCAACAATACATTCTCCGCTTATGTTTATGCCATAATGAATATCCCATGAAGAAATATCAAGATTAGCATGAAGCCATAAGTAAGCTTCTGGTGTATGAGGAAGGATGACGTATATATCTCCACCACCTTCTAAAGTAAAGTCACTAATTACCCACCTCCTTGTAATTTTATAATATCTAAACCTATCCCTAACGCTATTAGAACCAAAGGTATTTTTGTTAAAGCATGATACTTCCAGAAATTATTATGTACCCATTTATTCATTAGCTTTCCTCCTCTGGTTTATAATATTCGCACCCTTGCTTTTTAAAAACGCAATAGTGATCAATCTCTGGGTAATGGCTCATACAAGGTTTATCTCTAGTATCACTCATTATTTTTCTCCTTTTATTAAATAATCTTTTTCTACAACACCTATGTTTTTGTCTCCTCTAAAGTGAGGCTTAACAAACACTTTCTTACCGCTATTAAGCTGTCTTAAATGCTTTCTAACCGCATGAAATCTTTTACCATTACCTTGACCGTTGCCACCGCTACTTGAGCCACTAGCGTACAAATCTACAGTTAAAACCTTGTGTTCCCATTTGGGTAAGGCATTCATGGTTGAAGATTTATATTTGCCAAGCTTATTGTAAGCTATTGGTTTTCTACCGCTAACAAATTGTGTCTTGGCAAGACTCGGATAAGATAATAAAACCTGTAACCAATAAATACATTTTTTAGTAACTTTTGCCCAATCAGCAACTTGCTGAGAATTAAAATTTATGTAGTTACTGTGCTGTTTGTTTTTCTCCCATGCTCTAACTGATGAACTGTTTTTGCTATTAAAAAATGTAAACATAGGACAGGGAACATGAGCAATTTTTCCGTCATTTAAGTATTGTATGTATAAGTGTGATTTTACTATCAAGTCTCCTTCTTGTATTTCTCTTGTAAAAAGTTTTTCATTTCCAAATAAAGTTTTTTTATATTCTTCAAATTTGCCTAAATAAGATTCTGTTACGTCTTCTAAATATAATGCTGTAATACCGTCTGCAAGAGTAACTTCAACATAATTTTTTTGAAAAGGTAAAAAAGGTTTTATATCTTTCAAGACAGTATTAAAATCTTTTTCAGAAATTTCACTCATTAATTCAGCATTGATTTTAAATTTTGCTGATTGCTGTATTCCATTAGATATATCCAATAATTCATTCTTGTAATTGTTATGAAGAAAATCACTATGAGCTATAGCTTTAATTTTTTCGTGTTGTTTCATAACATTTATTGAGTCGCCTCCTACAAAAGTTTTTTCAAATTTTGGAAAGTCATCATCCCATAATGAGGGAGCATGTATTAATTGCTGTAAAAGTTTGTTGTTTATAGTTTCATTCATATTCTTCCTTTAGTTATTTAAATATTGAACGTTCAATATTTGATTGAGTTACAGACGATATATCCGTAACAGGTAATTAAAAATCTGGTAAGCAGGACGGAGTAACTGAAAACGTTACAAAAATAATTAATTATTTTTCCTTAAAAATGTGTGGACAGATATCAGATAACGTCTGTTTTTCCCCTCGTTATCTGACTTGGTTGTGCCGATCTGTCCGTTCAGCACTAGGAGAAGGGGAGATCAATTCAAATTATTCTTGATTCATGTAACCTTCATGGCAAACTTCACAACCGCAAGTTTCTCCATTAACGTATTCAACACTTGGATTTTCACATACTTCGCAAGGATGTATTGTAATTACAAATTTTTTCATTACGCACACTCCTTCTTTCCCCATTCAAGATCATAGTTACTGGCACAAGTAGCACCGTAACCAACTGCCTTACTTCTTTCGTCTGTCAGCTTCCTGTTACAGAAACTACAACTACCAGTAAGTTTTCCAAACTCCGAAGCAACCCTTGAAGGGTCGTTGCCTAATTTGGTTAACAACTCTTTCAAGTCATCTTCTACTTGTTTACCGTCTGGATAAACAAACAACTCTCCGTTAGCTGTTATTCTTCCGTAGTAAGCACTCCCATAACCGCCACCTGTTAACTGAAACTGCCCCGCATACTTTGATCTATCAGTAGCTTTATAAATGCACAGGTCGTTACCGTTAGGCAACTTAAACCACATCTTAGGGAAGCCTTTCTTTCTGCTAATAAAAGAAACCACCCTACCCATAGAGCCAACGTTACTAGAGTTCTTTAAGAAGTCTGGTTTGTTAGCTTCTGGATTCTCTTGGGTAGAGATAATCTTCTTAATGCAATCCCATTGCTTTTCCGATAACTCTCCTCTTTCTTTTAATTGTTTTAACACACTTAGAGAAAAGTCTTTGTTCCAACCTTTAAGCTTTCCTTCCTGTAAATACTTTCCGATCTTTTCAATCATTGATATTTTCATTATTCTATTGCCTCGAATGACAGGACATATCTAACTGCATCATCTAAAGATTCATGGCTAGTAAAAGTACCACTAGCCAATCTTCTATCTTGAACTGTCCAAGAATGAGAATCGTATGCTGTAAATCGTAAGTCTAAATGTATGTCTTTTTTTGTAGACGGACATATTATCGTCATTGTAAATTTATCTATTTTCATATTTGCTCCTATATTAAAAAATGTTTTAAAGTATTAAGTTCTTCTTCGGATATATTCATAACAGAATTAACCCAAACGCAACTTGTATCAAACCAATACTTTTCTCTATCTTTATCAAAATAATCATTATCTCCAAACTCAATACCATAAAACTCAGATAAGATTTCTCTATCGGTTATCTTGCCTTCCAAATAATCAGTTTGAGTAAAGTTATTATAGTAATTCCATTCGTCATATTCTCTTTCACCGTCTTGTATTCCTATCTTAACTATTATCATATTTGCTCCTTTTTAAATCGTTCTAATCTTTCATACAGAAGAAAATCTTCTTCATCTTCCATATCCAAACTATCTATAAACCTCTGGAATAAATTTCCAAGCCTCGTAGGTAATTCAAATCTTCGGTAACATTTAATACAACAAATTCCGACAAACGGAAATACTGCTGTTACGTCTTCTGCTGTTCTTGTGTCGGTATCTTCTCCGCATATATCACAAGCTTCTTCTAACAAATTTATTTTCATTATTCTTGCTCCTAAATTAAATTTTTGAG